GTATTAAATGTATTAATACGTTCAGCATCGATACTTGCCTGCTTGCTACTAGCAAAGTTCAGCGGAGGATTGAAGTTTAATTCAAACAATGCTGGATCGATGTTCATTCCTTTACTGTTCAAAAACAGTTTAAACTCTTCATCAAAGATTTGTGATATCAAACTTTGTAGTCTTTCACAGTATTTGTTAAAGCGTAGCTCTTGAATATAAGCTGTACCAACACGTCCATCATTGAAATTGCTTTGTGAATCGTCTTGACCTGTAGGCAAATAGCTACTAGGAATACGTAATCCACGGAATAACTTGTTAGTAAAGTACTTCAAGTCGTCAATTTCACCAATATTCTTACCGCCTTCTAGCATTGTGACTTCGGAACCTTTGCCGTCTGCTGTTTTAGGGAAGAAATAATCTTCATTAATGCTTAGAGGGTTGTATGCAGAGTCTATGACGTTCTGTCCGCCACCTGTTTGTGACGGAATACGGCGTTGATGGATTTCGTTCTTAACACGTTCAACGAATGCCATAGCCAAGTGACTAGGCATATTACCTACGTCGATATGGAATACACGACGTTCTGGAGCACGTTGTATACGATAGATAAGAATAGCATCTTCTAAAAGTTCTTTTTGCTTGTAAACTTTAAAGATATTTTCTAATAAACTGTTACCAAACGGATAATTGTTATCCAAACCTTCACTTAAACTCAAGTGAACAATGTGTTCTGCGTTAATTGCGTGTTCAGTTTGTTGTAAACCAAAACGATTACTACCACTTGTGCTTGCTCCGCCGGCACCTGCTTGGCTAGCACCACTAGATCCAGTGTATCCGCTAGCAGGAACAATGACTCCACCGCCTGCGTTGCGTGGATTAATGTTAGGAGTAATTTGTGTAGCAACTAAACTTTCAAAATTAGGTGCGATATTTTTAATAACATACTGCTCTGGCTTTTTGCCTTCGCTTTCGTTAACAATAACTTTGATAACTTGTGCTGTATCTACCCATGACCACTTTTGATTCTCTGGATCACGAATAAAGAAAGCATCTCCGTACTTGAATACATTACGTACAATACGGAAAATACGTGTGTCAAACTTTTGTAATTTATTCCATTGTTGTAAATATTCACCTAACACACGAACTTCTACGTTAGTTGCCTTACTGCGCCAATGGACAGCAAATGGACTCTTTGAATCCTTTAACTTTTGTGTACAAAACTCTGCTAGAATATCTAATGCCGCGTTAACTTCTGGATCTGAATCCATAACTTCATACTGTGCGTAACGTTCAATACGATTTGGACTACCAGTGTACACATCAGGTAAGTAGCTACTGTAGTTGCTACGTGCTGGTCCAGGACGATTACCGGAATTGATTCCAGATATGGTGCTCAATTGTCCAGATTGACCTGTATTCGCAACTGGTGAGAAATATTTTTTCCAACTCATTTAATTAGAATCTTCCTTGTTTAGTATTCTTAGTAATCTTCTCAGCGTGATTTGCCATGTTGGCGGTATTACTAATTACTTGTAGCATCATACTATTTAATGTTTTCAGCTGATCATTGAGATCATTTATGGTAGCTGTATGCTCGGGAGGTTTGGAATTCTGAGCTCCTTTATTCTCTGTTTTACTTTTGGCTTCAGCTTCGGCTTTTTTGCTAGCATCATCTGCTTTCTTATGTTTGTCTTCTTCGGCAAATTTGGCTTTATTAATTTCAGCTTGCTTGGCGTCTAGTATTTTTGGATTAAACATGTCGCCTAGTACACCGCCACCGCCACCAATCTTACTAAACATATCATCTAATTGTTTCTTTTGTTCAGTCGCTGTATTAGATTGACCTAGTATGCCACTTCCGCCGCCAACCTTACTAAACATATCATCTATTTGTTTCTTCTGTTCAGTAATTGCTCTAATCTGATCTGACTTAGGAATAACTGTACCGGTAGCTAAGAATTCTTTTGCGGCTTCGGCTAATTTACCTTTACTTGTTAACGCTAAATCGGTTAACTCTTTAGGATTCATTGCTTGGAACTGTTTAGTGTATTCCGTTACTGCTACTGTAGAGTAAGATGTAGTTACTTCTTGTTTTTTCTTTTCATTTTCTTGTATCTTATTAACATAATCCGCACTAAAACTTTGTAACTTATTATTCATGTCGATATAAAAGTCATCCATCTTAGCGCCTTTAGGCAATAAAGCAGTAATAGCGTCTTCACTTAGACCGTCTACAGACTTACCAATTACATCTTTGGCAAGATTAGCTTCTTTTTCATAGCCGGCCATCTTAACTTTTTCAGTATCAGCTTGAATACTAGCACTTTGACTAGCCGCAGATTTTTTTCTATCAAGTTCAGTAGATAATATTTTAGTATGTTCTTCTACTTGTTGTCTTGTTTTTTCTATTACACCTTCTTTTCTAGACACTTCAATACTAGTACCGTCTTCCATACGTTTTTGTAATGGATCCATTAGAGCTTTGTATTTTTCTTCTAAGGCTTTAGCACTATCTCCAGTAGTCATTGCTTTAATAATATCTTTAAAGCTAGCATCTGGGCCTAACTGTACTTTAGTTTGTGCTATAAGTTTCTGTCTGTCGCTTTCGTATTGTCCTCTAACTTTTTCTAATTCAGCTTCTGCTCGTTTACTATCTTCATTTTGTACACGGCTAGTTGTAGTGCTGCCGCCGCCTGCTGAACTTATTGTAGTACTGATTGTTTTGCTAATTTCTTCAAGATTAATTCCGCTGTTAATTGCCTTGTTAGGAGTTACAACACCCGGTTTGCTAAGTTTAATCTTTTCTGGTCCTTCTTCTCCAACAATGTACTCTTCATTTTCAGCAATATCTCCACCGGCAGCTTTACCAGGTGTAGCTCCTTTTTTAATTGGTTTTAAATTACCTGAACTAGTTTGTTGCGAAGCAGGTACACCAGAAACACCTTTAGAATCTGCAACACTTGTAGACGATGTTAAATCTTTAACTGATTTAATCAGATTATCTAAATTTTCTTGATTCTTTGCCGCTTGTGCCGCAGTAGTTGTCATTGGTCCGGCTAATCCGGCAACACTATCTGTAAATTGTTTAACTGCTCCAGGAGTCTTTAACGCTTCTTTGTTTATGTTTTCAAAGTTAGTAGCAATCGCAGATGATTGTGTTTTAATTCTAGCATCAAATTCATTGATACCTCTGCTAATAGCTTGTCCAGCATCAAGTTGTGCTTTAGATAAATCAGTAGTTGCCTTGCCTGATTCGTCGATAGGTCTGCCGTTTTCGTCAACTTTCTTTCCAGCGATAGTTGCTCTAGCTTCTAATCTTGCTTTATCAGCGCCTGCTTCATATGATCCGCCGGCTTCTTCGGCATTTGCTCTTGCTTGTCTAGCAGAACGTTGTACATTAACATCGCTAACTATTTCTTTACTTACTTTTGCTATGTTGCCATTAGATGTTAAAGCAACTTGAGCAAATTCTTTACTATTAATTGCCGCTTGGGCATCGGCTACAGCTCTAGCTTGTTGTTGTTTAGCCGCTTCAATTTGTGTAGCATTGCCGCTTTCGTATGCTCGCATCAATTGTTGTTGGGCTGACTGTAGTTTATCGCCTGAACCGTTTACTGCGTTTAGGGCTGAATACATTCCTTTAGCAGTATCGTCCCATTTACCAGTTTGGAATGCTACTTGTAAATGATCTGCCGCAGGTCCTAACGGTTTAATTGCTTCATTAGTAGCTTTAAATGCTTCTTGTTGTTTGTCAGTCAAGGTATTCATGACTAAGAAACTATCAGCACTTTCTAAAGATGCCTTTGTTTGTTGAGCAAGCGCATCTCTACTCATGCCAGTAGCTAAAGCAGTTTCAGTTATAGACAATGCCATTTCTTCTGCGGCCGCTCTAGCTTTGTTTCTAGATTCAACATCAGCAAGATTTAATTTTCTGTTGTTAACTAAACTTAATGCGGTATATTCTGACAGTTCTTGTTGGGTAACACCAAATGCTTGTAAGTCTCTTGATACTCCAGACGAACTTTCTCTTACTTCACGAGAAAGTTGCGAAAACGCATCAGCACTACGAGCGCCACTGCCTGCTAGTCCTGCTATACCCGAACCAGATTCTTTTAAAACTTTGTTCCATTCAGCAGTAGTCAATCCTGCTTGTGCCGCTTCACGAGTAAATCTTAATACATCATTAGTTCCGTATCCAGCTTTAGTTGCTTCATCTACTTGTGTTTTGTTAGCTAATACGGCATTACCAGCAAGTGAAATTAAACTACTAAATTTTTCTAAACCAACGGCAC